CCAGGATAAAGCGAAAAAGGTGCTGGCGCTGAAAGTGGATCCGGAGTCGCCGGAGTCTTTTATGTTACGCCCCAAACGTCGCCGCTGGGTTAATGAAAAGTACACGCGCTGGGTTAAGACGCAGCCGTGCGCATGTTGTGGAAAGCCAGCTGATGATCCCCACCACCTGATAGGCCACGGTCAGGGTGGAATGGGTACAAAAGCGCATGATCTCTTTGTGTTGCCTTTGTGCAGAAAGCATCACGACGAGCTGCATGCGGATACCGTGACATTTGAAGAGAAGTATGGCTCCCAACTGGAGCTGATATTTCGTTTTATCGATCGTGCGCTGGCAATTGGCGTACTGGCGTAAGTGGAGAACGAGCATGAACCTTGAAGCCTTACCAAAATATTACTCCCCAAAATCTCCAAAATTGAGTGATGCCGCACCGGCGACAGGCTCAGGTGGTTTAACGATTACGGATGTGATGGCTGCGCAGGGGATGGTGCAGTCGAAAGCACCGCTTGGGTTTGCCTTATTCCTGGCAAAAGCTGGCGTTCAGGATCCTCACTTTGCGATTGAAGGTCTGCTCAATTACGCGATGGCACTGGATAACCCGACATTGAACAAATTGAGTGAAGAAATCCGGTTACAGATCATCCCTTACCTTGTGAGTTTTGCCTTTGCTGATTATTCCAGGTCTGCGGCAAGTAAGGCTCGCTGTGAGCCTTGTGCTGGTACTGGATTTCATAATGTATTGCGCGAAGTGGTGAAATACTCCAGAAGCGGGGAGTCTGTTATCAAGGAAGAGTGGGTGAAGGAACTATGTCAGCATTGTCATGGTAAGGGAGAAGTCAGCACAGCGTGCAGAGGGTGTAAGGGTAAAGGTATTGTCCTGGATGAAAAAAGGACCCGGCTTCATGGCGCGCCTGTTTATAAGATTTGTGGGCGTTGCAATGGAAACCGGTTTAGTCGTTTACCAACGACACTGGCGCGGTGTCATGTCCAGAAGCTGGTACCAGACCTGACTGATTATCAGTGGTACAAAGGATATGCAGATGTCATTGATAAACTGGTTACAAAGTGCTGGCAGGAAGAAGCATATGCTGAGGTGCAATTAAGAAAAGTGACGAGATAAATGATTTTCGCCGAAGATGGCGACGTAATGCTTGCATTTTTCAAAAAATATGGATAAAATTTTTTCAACGATGGGCTTTATATACCCGACGTTAAGAAAAAGTAGAAAACCCGCTGATGAGCGGGTTTTTGTGCTTTAGATAGGGTAATAGAGATGTTGAATCTCATTCCGGGATTCATGTTTGTTTACTTATTATTTATCGGGTGACTTTGCCTGATGTTTAAAATGTTTTCTTCCAGTACTATGTCCCTAGATACAATGAGTCTGCATATTACATTATTAGCAGAGCTATTACGGTCAAAGTACAGCATAAGCTTTTAAAGCCAATCAACCAGTCATCAAGACAGACGGGGTTATTCATGAAAACTCTCCATGTTTGATTCGATGGGGCCTGAAATTAAAGCTTTAATATAGCTCATGAAAGGTAAACATTGGCAGCTGAAGGGCCACGCAGACCATTTATCCGGCAAAATTCCACGCGTAATCCGGTGGTAATTTCTTCTGCATCGCGGAGATTGAGCGCTGAAACATGAAGCTGGACATCGATACGACCATCGGATGGGGTGATAAGACCCTTGCCGCTTTTGCCGTCAAAGGTTTTGACAATTCCTGTCATTTTACGGGACAAAAAAATTCCTTAATACTGATAACTGGGCGCACTATACACACGTTCCTGAAGAAAGCTATAGTTTTTTGATGGGGTTGAAGATGGCTGGATGTCTAAAATAAACATTGCTTCATATGTTCAACTATGCGTTAATGATTGCGTCGGTTTGAAGAACAGACGATATACGAAGTAGTTTACTAAAGCAGTTCTCATTTCAGGTGTTATTCACTTATTCCTTCTTTGAGTCTCTCCAATTAAGTACGAAGTCGTTTCTGTTATACAAGCCATTTATGCCGAAAGGCTCAAGTTAAGGAATGTAGAATGTCAAATAAAATGACTGGTTTAGTAAAATGGTTTAACGCTGATAAAGGTTTTGGCTTTATTTCTCCTGTTGATGGTAGTAAAGATGTGTTTGTGCATTTTTCTGCGATTCAGAATGATAATTTTCGAACCTTGTTTGAAGGTCAAAAGGTTACCTTCTCTGTAGAGAGTGGTGCTAAAGGTCCTGCAGCAGCAAATGTCATAATTACTGATTAAAATTCATAGTTTGTCTGTATACGATAACGAAGAAGGCTGATGCCTGAGTGGAGATACAGACAGAGTGGTGAATATTGGATCTCTTTAATAAATAGTAAGGAGGTCCAATACATGAAACAATGGCCAGCATATTTGGCAATAACTTAATCAGGAAAAGTATGCTAACCATTGTGGTGAAGTGCAGGTTTGCTGCATGAATAGTTTTACAGCAGAAGCTAACTGCTGGCATAGCAAAACAAAGTGCGTAAGTGAATGACTCCCACAAAAAGTACCACAATATTAAACCCGCTCAGGCGGGTTTTTTATTATCTGCTTTAAATATGTTATTAAAATATAAAAAATACTTGTTACGAATAAAATCAATCAAGCTACAGCTTTAAGATTTGTCTGGAATACTTTGTTGCAATGAGGGCAGATCAAAAGGGCACCTTTTTGTACTCTTGAAAAACTGTGTTCTGACTCTTGGGTGCAGTTTGGGCAGGAACATTTAACGAGATAATTACGGCGTGATTTTGAGTCTTTACGTTCTGACATAGGCTTTTCCTGTATAAATGGCCGTATACAGTACACTAAATATGAAAACATATCTCGTATTATTATTTAATATATGATTTTCTTTTAAAATAATTACCCACATTTTTAATGTGTCTGTTTTTTAGCGCCGTTGAGAACAACGTTTGCTATAAAAACTAACCCATAGACTCCGATCTTTTCAAACATATTGCACCATCTGTGTACATCGGGGTGAGGATATGAAATCAATGGATAAGTTAACAACAGGTATCGCCTATGGCACATCGGCTGGTAATGCTGGTTTCTGGGCATTGCAGTTACTCGATAAAGTAACTCCGTCACAGTGGGCTGCAATCGGTGTGCTGGGTAGTCTGGTTTTTGGCCTGCTGACGTATCTGACAAACCTTTATTTCAAGATTAAAGAAGACAGGCGTAAGGTTGCGAGAAGAGAGTAATCCAATGACACAAGACTATGAACTGGTTGTGAAAGGAGTCCGCAATTTTGAGAATAAAGTGGCGGTAACTGTAGCCTTACGGGACAAAAAACGCTTTGACGGTGAAATTTTTGACCTGGACATCTCGCTGGACCGTGTTGAAGGTGCCGCGCTGGAGTTTTATGAGGCAGCAGCCAGAATGAGAATCAGACAGGTATTCCTGGATGTTGCTGCCGGGTTATGTGTAGGGGATGAGCAGTCGCCGGAAAAGCGCCCCATAATTTTAGAGGCGCAGAATGTGTGGATAACCTACAAAGGAAAGCTACCGGGAAGAATTACTGGTTCTCTGAAGACGCCACCGACGGCATTGCGGTCAGAAAAAGATGATATTGAATCGCCCATTGAAAAACTGGAGGGCAGCGTCGCTGATCTGAATAAAAAATTGTCGGTGCTGATCCCTTCTGAAGATGAAAAAAAACGCCGCGATGAGCAGTTTGCGGCGTTTTACGATTATTGCATTGAAGTTACTCGCAGGAATTTTGTGAAGATTTTTGAGGAGGGTAAATCTCTTCAGTAAGCTTAATGGCGGACGCTGCAATTAATTCAGGAAGGTCCGCAAGGTCATCTGTCAGTGGATATGATGAAAAATCGGCGGCAGTTCTGTTAAGAAGCGCTTTAACTAATTCCTTTTCCTTCTCCGGCAACAAGTTGATTAGAGCTACGACTGCTTGCCTGAGTGCGATTAAATCAGCAAAAGTTTGTTTTGGTAGATTTGTGTAATCCATAGTCACCTCTGTGTTTATCAGATTGACATCCTCCTCCCGCCAGTGCCCATCACTGGTGAGGTAAGATTTAACATATCCGGGGATTTGAAGCCGATAAATCCTGATAAATATCCATGAACGTAAAAATCAGATACAGCCTGTCGGCTGCTGTTCTGGCACTGATTGCCGCCAGTGCTCCTGCCCCTGACATTCTCGATCAGTTTCTGGATGAAAAAGAGGGGAATCACACCACTGCATACCGCGATGGCTCCGGCATATGGACCATCTGTCGGGGAGCAACGATGGTGGACGGTAAACCTGTTATTCCGGGAATGAAACTGTCGAAGGAAAAATGCGCCCAGGTTAACGCCATTGAGCGGGATAAGGCGCTGGCATGGGTGGAGCGCAATATAAAAGTTCCACTGACCGAGCCACAGAAAGCCGGTATCGCGTCATTCTGTCCCTATAACATTGGCCCTGGTAAGTGTTTTCCGTCGACGTTTTATAAGCGGCTTAATGCCGGTGATCGTAAAGGCGCATGCGAGGCGATTCGCTGGTGGATAAAGGACGGTGGACGTGATTGCCGCATTCGTTCAAATAATTGTTACGGTCAGGTTATTCGTCGTGACCAGGAGAGTGCATTAACCTGCTGGGGGATAGAACAGTGAATCAGATATTCACGGTGATTTTGCTCGTGTTGGTAGGATTTGTCGTAGGTAATGTCTGGAGCGACAGAGGATGGCAAAAAAAATGGGCGGAGCGTGATGCTGCCGAATTATCTCAAGAGGTAAATGTCCAATTTGCTGCTCGAATAATTGAACAGGGGCGAAGTATATCCCGTGATGAGGCTGTTAAAGATGCACAACAGAAAGCCGCTGAAATTTCTGCCAGGGCTGCTGATCTGTCTGATAGTGTTAACCAGCTGCGTGCCGAAGCAACAAAATATGCCATACGCCTTGACGCAGCGCAGCATACCGCAAATCTTGCCGCTGCCGTCAGAGGCAAAACAACCAAAGCCGCCGAAGGAATGCTCACCAACATGCTCGGAGATATTGCAGCAGAAGCTCAGCTTTATGCTGAAATTGCTGACAAACGCTACATCGCAGGAGTGACTTGTCAACGGATTTATGAATCTTTAAGAGATAAAAAATATCAGATGTAGATTAATATTAAATCGGATTATTTTTAGCGCTGAATGTGAAATTTAAATAAAAAGGACTCTTCCATGAGTCAAAATCCTTGAAATCTTAAGGGTAAGATAAAAGGTCATTAGACAGAATGACACGTTTTATTAATAAATAAAGCTATTGTTTCATTCGTGTGTTTTTCTTTACAAAAGTAATCCTTGCTATGGTTGGTTAATCATGCGTTAATGGTGTTCTGGTTTGTTACAAAATTATCTGAAGCAGTCATTGTTATAATTTTATTATTTGTACCTCTTGAGATTTCCTTGTTGGTTTTTCTCTCTGATATTTTTTTTCGGACCATTCTGCCCAAGGGCTAACTTCTTCAAAAGGTAATAATGATGTTTAACAAAATGACTGGTTTAGTGAAATGGTTTAACCCTGAAAAAGGTTTTGGTTTCATCACGCCGAAAGATGGTAGCAAAGATGTGTTTGTGCATTTCTCAGCTATTCAGAGCAACGATTTCAAAACGTTAACTGAGAATCAGGAAGTCGAATTTGGTATTGAGAACGGACCTAAAGGCCCTGCAGCTGTTCATGTAGTGGCACTTTGAGGTAGAAAATATTACAAACCATATTCACTTTAGATGCCCGTGTTGCCATGGTTCTCAGTATAGAACATCATCTTTTGATGTTTCTGACAGAAATCCTTTCGGGGCAAAATGTATCTTTTGTAAATCAATGATGATTACATTTGATAATATTTCACAATACTTAAATGTTAGCCATCTGTCGTTAGATTTAAGAAAGTGAAAATGAAGGCTCCTTCGGGAGCTTTTTTGCTTAGTGTCTAGTCGATGGATACTCACATATTACGGTAACATTATGAAAAAAATAATAGTTTTTTTTAACTCTGAACCAGCAATGGTAGTGCCAGTGATGACCGGAGTTAACACCATCATGCGTGAATATCCAAATGGCGAAACAACACACCTCACTGTAATGGCTGCAGGGTTTCCATCTCTGACCGGAGATCATAAAGTCATTTATGTAGCAGCGGATCGACATGTAACTTCAGAAGAAATTCTGGAAGCAGCAATGAGACTCTTGAATTGATTTGATTCTAATGCATTGATAATAAATGATAATCATCTTTATCTGTTTGTGTGAAATTTAGACCGTCGTATGTTGATTATTGCGATGTTTCATCTTATCTTTTATACGTTTGCTCCATATAATTGACACTACTGTGTACCAGGACAGTCATAACAGACTAAAAGAGGAAATGATGAACATTGAAGAGTTAAAAACAAAAACAGAAGCAGATATTTCTGAATATATAACAAAAAAAATCATTGAGCTTAAGAAAAAGACCGGGAAAGAAGTTACCAGTATCCAGTTTACTGCACGGGAAAAAATGACTGGTCTTGAAAGCTATGATATCAAGATTGATTTAATCTAGCATGTTTATAGTATTAGCATCAATTTCTCATCAGATGCTATTCAACAATACAAATTACCCATAAACCTCGTTTTTACGGGGTTTTGTTATATTTAAACATTACCGAATAGATATAAATCTCGATTGTCAATGGTATTGGTTGTGTGACAATACCTAGTCTTTCCGGTATGCCTGAAGAGAATACAAACGACAGATTATGTAAGGGAAACGCGCTGAAACTTTCACTCTTTCATGCTGAGTGATTTGACGTTATATTTTTAGCCGCAAGTGAAGAGCAAACGAATGGAGCGACAAAATGCATAAAGATCAATACACTGATGCCCCCTCCCAGGAGCAGGTTCGTGTAAAAACTATGCTTAATAGCACCATTTCGATGGGTTACCCGGATGTTGTAATTGCATGTATAGAACATCAAGTATCTCTGGAAGCATTCAGGGCAATTGAGGCCGCGTTAGTAAAGCACGATAAGAATACGAAGGATTATTCCCTGGTGGTTGACTGATCACCATAACTGCTAACCATTCTGACCATTTCACAAGTGACAGAGTCAATATCGTATTCTGTCACTGTAAGGCTAATACAGTACTGCAATTCAACTACAGCAATGCCTCGTATTTAGGTGAATTTACAATATCGTCCAGTTCGGATGCCGGCTGCATTTCTGAAGATAAGGCATTTCGGTTCGCGTATTTTCCCCTCATGCTCGTCAGTCCTGCGCGTAGTAAGAAACAGGACACTCACACTAATTTGTGTGGGCATGCTGTGATGTCCTTCTGAATTATCCCCATGCCATTATGTAACGCTCTGTTTCAGATGCTCGTCACGGTTGTCAGGCTGTCGGGTCCTCCCAGTGGGGGTCCCTGCCACGGGGCGGGAGCGTCGCGGAAAAAGGCTAGTTTTTGCATTTTTATCGGCCACCATCATCTTTGCATCTTATTGATTATTAATGGTTGTTTGTTTTTTGTATGTCGAATTGAGTGTTTTTTGTTCGACATCGAACGCGTTTTCTTAAAGTTGTTCGCACGATGCATGTTTAAAGCTCTCCGGAGGAAATATGGATCATGAGTTGAAAAACCTGGTGCTGAATATTAATCAACTGGCGGCTTTATCTGGTCTGCACCGCCAGACTGTCGTGGCAAGACTGAAAAACATTCGTCCCGCTGGTGGACATGACAAACTCAAGCTATACCGGTTGACCGATATTCTGACTGAATTTATGGGGTTACCACCGCCGGTTGCTGAGGGCGAAATGGATCCACATGAACGCAAAGCCTGGTATCAGTCTGAACGTGAGCGTCTTAAGTTCGAACAGGAAACGGCACAACTCATTCCGGCCAGTGATGTCAGACGGGAGTTTGCCATCTGGGCAAAAGCGGTCGTGCAGGTGCTGGAGACATTACCGGATATTCTGGAACGTGACTGCGGCCTGCAGCCTGCCGCTGTGAGCCGTGTTCAGTCCATTATTGATGATCTGCGCGATCAGATAGCCCTGCGGGTGACCGAAGCAGGTGCGGATGATGAGGAGGAATTACAGCAGGAGGAGTAATGCTGAATCAGGAAACCGCAAAGGCAGCACGAACCGATTCAGGTTATATCCTTCGCGCACCGAGACGAATGCGGGTTGCTGATGCCGTTGCTCAGTATATGCGGGTGCCCATGGGGGCCGGGAACTCAGTCCCGTGGGATCCGCTGGTGGCACCGTATGTTATTGAGCCGATGAACTGCCTGGCCTCGCGTGAATACGACGCAGTGATATTTGTTGGCCCGGCACGAACTGGCAAGACTATCGGCCTGATTGACGGCTGGGTGATTTACAACGTGATTTGCGATCCTGCTGATATGCTGATCATTCAGATGACGGAGGAAAAAGCCCGCGAACACTCCAAAAAACGACTTGCCAGAACGTTTCGCGTCAGCCCGGAAGTGGTCAGTCGCCTGAGTCCGAACAAAAATGACAACAACGTTTATGACAGAACATTCCTTGCTGGCAACTACCTGAAAATCGGCTGGCCGTCAGTCAATATCATGTCCTCATCAGATTATAAATGCGTGGCGCTGACGGATTATGACCGTTTTCCGGAAGATATTGATGGCGAGGGGGATGCCTTCTCTCTTGCCTCAAAACGTACCACCACATTTATGTCCAGTGGTATGACGCTGGTGGAGAGTTCCCCCGGCAGGGATGTGAAGGATGTGAAATGGCGACGGACTTCACCGCATGAGGCTCCACCAACCACGGGGATACTGTCGCTCTATAACCGTGGCGATCGCCGTCGCTGGTACTGGCCCTGTCCACACTGTGGTGAGTATTTTCAGCCCTGCGGCGATGTGGTTGCTGGTTTCCGTGATATTGCCGATCCCGTGCTGGCAAGTGAGGCGGCTTATATTCAGTGTCCTTCCTGTTCAGGACGGATTATGCCTGAACAAAAACGTGAGCTGAACGGACGTGGGGTCTGGTTGCGGGATGGTGAATCCATCAATGCGGATGGCAGTCGTTATGGTGATCCCCGACGCTCACGTATTGCGTCATTCTGGATGTAGGGTACATTTCTTACCTGTTTTTATGTTCTGGTGTCGTTTTGTAGTCTTTTCAATGAGTTGTGATTTTTTGTGTTTCCTCTCTTTACTTGATAATGAGTTAGTTTATCGCTTGTTATCGACTTGAAAGGACTACATGACGGACTAAAAAATGAGGGCGATAGATGCCGGTAAAGCCATTAACTGTGACTGAAGTTAAGGGAATGAAACCACGTGAAAAGGACTATGCCGTTTATGATGGGTTCGGTTTATTGCTGAATGTGAGTAAAGCTGGTGGGAAAGTGTGGCGTTTCCGTTATAGCCATCCGATAACGAAGAAACGGCAGACATACACGATAGGGCGTTTTCCTGAATTCTCACTCGCGGAAGCACGGGAAGTACGTGATGAACTTCGGCGAATGATTGCACGTGGAGTTGATCCAGTGACAGAGAAGAAAAATCGTAAAATTGAGATGTCACTAAAAAATCTACAAACATTTGAAGCTGTTGCTAATGCATGGATCGCTTTTAAAAAGGGATCGGAATTGCGGAAACCTACGCTGTATAATATCGAATATGAAGTATACAAATATCTTGTTCCTTTCTTTGGTAAGTACAGCATAGAGAAAATTACAGCGCCAGTAGCTATTAATGCTCTGGATGCCGTATCCGATAAGAATGCGTTGCAAAAAAAATTAATATCAAGATTAAATGAAATTATGAATTACGCTGTAAATTGTGGAGCATTGAAAACGAATCCATTACTTAAGATAAAAACTGCATTCACAGGAAAGAAAAATAAATCATTAGCTGCACTACCTGTTGAAAGATTGCCTGAATTTCTGAGTTGGTGGGATAGTGTGCCTCATAAGTATCAAATAGCTCACAATGCACTTTTATTCCAGATATTGACAATGGTCAGGCCAGGTGAGGCGATTAAAGCAGAGTGGTCCGAGATTGATTTTGATTCTGGCTTGTGGATTATCCCCGCGCATAAAATGAAATGCCATCGTGAACATGTTGTGCCTCTCTCATCACAGGCTATTAGAATCCTAAGAACAATGCAGGAAATAAAAAGAGGGCGTTATATATTTTTTTCCTCCAGAACAAAAGATGCTCCTATGGGAAAGAATACTATCAATACCCCAATTGCTGCCAGCAAGTTCAAAGGGATTGTAACGTTACACGGTTTTCGTTCGATGTGGAGTACGCTTTTAAATGAGGAGGGTTTTAACCCTGATGTTATTGAGGCTGCATTAGCACATAAAAGTGGTGATAAAATAAGAGATATTTATAATAGAACTACTTATTTAGAACAACGCAAAATTATGATGCAATGGGTAGGAGATTTTTTTGATGAGGCGAGAAAAGGGGTAATTAATAGATCCGGTGGTAAGAAAGGTTTGAGAATAGTAAATGGTTGAGGAGTTCAGCAAATGAATACCAATGAAGATATTTTATTTACTAAAGACGTAATGAAAATTTTGCGCTATGGGGCAATGAGCGCATTCATCAATTTCTGGAAAGATGAAAATAATGGTTTTCCTCAACCGTTCAGAATTGGGCGGCGGCATACCTGGCACCGTAGAGATGTAGAGGCATGGTTAGATAAACAACGAGAACAGGCCAATCCCCACTAATAATATCTTTCATACCCCGCACGCAATGCGGGGTTTTTTGTATGTGAGGTAAAAAACGATGAATAAAAATATTGCCGTGACGGGCAAGGGGTACGCTCGTTCAGTAAAAAAATTCTGCGATATTCGTGATCTTGTCGTTCTGCGCTTTGATGGCGTGGATGTTCGTGTGGTGTATCTGAACGGCGATCCGTGGTTTATTGCAAAGGATGTTTGTGAAGCTCTGGAAATAAGCAACTCACGCGATGCTCTAAAAGCTCTGGATGTGGATGAGAAGAATACCGTCGCTTTAAGCTACGGTATTCGCGGAAATCCAAATCATAGCGTCGTTTCTGAATCTGGTTTTTACAAGCTGATCGCCAGAAGTCGCAAAGCTGTTACTCCTGGCACGTTCGCCCATCGTTTCAGTAACTGGGTATTCAGGAATGTGATACCAGGTATCAGAAAAACGGGGGCTTATGGTATCCCGTGGGGTGCATTACAGGATTTTTCCCGCCGTAAAGAGCAATATCAAATAAGTGCCAGCGAGAAGGGGAGGGAGCTACAGGCATGTAAGCGCAAAAAGCGTGAGCTGGAGGAAGAAGAAAAAAGGCTGATACGTGAATATCAGCCTGAGTTTTACTTTGGTGAGCGTATTCAGTAACCACGCGCATTGCTGATTATACGATACATCGTGTTAACCGGGAAGCTCCCCACCAGCAAGGCAAAATCTTCTGCTAAAAAATGACATATGAGCAGCCGTCCTGAAAGCATGAAGTTTTGCAGGAATAGATGCTGCAGTTCTTTATTTTATCAATTGGACTTTAGATAAAAGTAAAGGCGACCGAGGTGGTCGCCAGTTTTATTTTTATATTTTTCTCTATTGCATCAACAATGAATGTCTTATCCATATTACGAGGGATGGAATAATTTTTATGTATCCGCCATATGCCCATATAATGGTGCCAAAAACAGTTAGTCCAACCCCGAGTACTTCAGCTTTTATTTCCTCTCTGACCTCAACTCGAGCTTTAGCTAAGTTTTCTTCTCGTATCTTTTGTGATTCTTCCGCAGACAATGGCGGGCCAGTTACGCCACTGCGTGAATTAATTTCAGCTTCGCGATTAGATAATTTTTTTAAAGTTGTGAACTTGATTGTATACAACAATCCAAAAACTGAAATAATTGCACCTGAGCTGGCGAATAGATTCATATCATTAAGATATTGGCCGAACAAAAAGCTTGCTCCACAAAAAACACATAATATGGCAATGGATGTTTTTGCACCGAGTATTTTCAGTAATATTGTTCTAAATCTCTTCATTGTTAATATATCCTATCATAGAAGTAGTAATTCACCCCTTAGGTTCGATACCGCGCCGCTTTAGTTCGGAGCGCCCTAACTCTTTAAGCCAGTTAGCAAGGCTTACACCATCATTATTAGCCTCGCTATCAAACTGTTCTTTCAGTTCTGGAGCTATACGCATATGGAAAGGGGGAGCCTTTCCTGTCCCTTTGGGTTTTTTATCGCGTTTAATTATTGTTGACATGTGTACACCTATAGCGTTATGTTTTCATTCGATAGGTGTACACATTAACACGTGTGCATTTAATAACGCAACGCCCCGCAGTGCTGGAACACATGCAGGGCGTCTAACCACCAACGATAGCAACAGTATCGAGGTAGCTATGTTAAATCATACCACACACCCGCAAGGGCGGGACTCGCACAACCTGAATAAATACATCTGGCGTTTTATCGCCCTGAGCACCGCACAACCGCGCGTGATTCACATCGTGGCCACCAGCGAACAGGAAGCACGCCAGCAATCCCCGGCTGGCTGCGTGATGGTATTCGCCGCCCGTATTCGTCAGGGGGTATGCCATGCCTGATATGTCAAATTACCAGTACCTGATTAATCCGCATTTTAACTGTGAGCATGATATTGCTAAAAAGGTTTATTCCGCTGCGGATGGGGCTACTGACAATATATCAATGGCTGTTGCGTCAATTGGTAGCCTGATGTGGCATGCGTCAGAAAATGAGGACTATGACGAAAAGGCTATGCGCATTGATATGGGTAATATCGGTTTGTTACTGGCAATGCTTGGGCAGTTTGATATTTCGTTACGGTGCACCATTGAAAATGCCACAGATGCATTAAATGCCATAAAGAAAGCGAATACTGATTCAAATCGGGGATAAATAATCATGAGAACATATTTATCTGGCTTGACTGCCAGCGGTTATGCACACCCCAAAATTATCCCCGGCGCTATTTATCTGGATAAGAACGGTAACAGAGTAACGGTAAAAGAACTGATGTTTGACCGTGTGTATTTTATTCGTGATGGCTATTCATTTCATAGTTCGCTGAACGTGGAGATCTTTATTAGCAGATTCAGGCGGGAAATCCCGCTTTCCAGAAATAACCATGTGTCATGTATGGATGTTGATAAAAAACTACAGGAACTGAAAAACATGATTGCCGCGTGGAGAGAGCAGAAATGAAAAAAGCGCCAAATTTAAAACACCAGCCGCGTGACAAAATGACGGAAGTCATCATTTTTGCGGGTAGTGATGCGTGGGCACATGCGAAACAGTGGCAGGAACAGGACGGGCGACTGGCTGGCGATAACGTGCCACCTGTCTGGCTTGGAGAGCAACAACTTGCCGAACTGGACAACCTGCAAATCGTACCGGACGGACGCTATCGCGTGCGTCTCTATCAGGCGGGGTTATTGCGTCCGGGGCTTGTTAATACCATCGGGCAGAAACTGGCAGTGGCAGGTGTCAGGGATGCTGATTATTACCCTGAAGGAATGCACAGCCAGAAACGGGAGAACTGGCGCGAATATCTGGAACGTGAACGGGCAGAGCAGGCGGAAAAGAAAAAGGTAGTTGAACTGCCTGTAAAGAAAAAAGAGCGGGTAAAAGACGATAACGCTTCATCACTGGCGCTTAACCAGATGGGAGCAAGTCAACGCGGCGAAGTTCTCCTGGCACATTATGGCGGTGAACTGGCGATTCATGCTGACTCTGACACTGTTCACCATTACAACGGCGTTGTATGGGAGCCAGTACAGGATAAAGAATTACAGCGAGCTATGGCACAGATTTTCATTGATGCGGAGATCAGCTATTCGCAGAACGCCATTAAATCGGCGGTCGATACCATGAAGTTAAGTTTGCCTGTAATGGGGAATACAGCCCGTAACCTGATTGGATTCAGTAACGGGGTATTTGATACCAGAACAGGTAATTTTCGGGAGCATAACAAAAACGACTGGTTGTTAATTGCCAGTGAATTACCTTTCAGCCCACCAGCAGAGGGGGAAACGCTGGCAACACATGCGCCGAATTTCTGGAAGTGGTTACGCCGTTCGGTGGCTGAGAATGACCGCAAGGCGGATCGCGTACTGGCTGCATTATTCATGGTGCTGGCGAACCGGTACGACTGGCAGTTATTCATTGAGGTAACAGGTCCAGGGGGAAGTGGTAAAAGCGTGATGGCGGAGATTTGCACCATGCTGGCGGGTAAGGCCAACACAGTATCGGCAAGCATGAAGGCGCTGGAAGATGCAAGGGAACGCGCGTTAGTGGTTGGCTTTTCGCTGATTATCATGCCGGATATGACCCGCTACGCTGGTGATGGGGCAGGGATTAAGGCTATTACAGGCGGTGACAAGGTGGCAATTGACCCGAAACACAAAGCCCCCTACTCAACGCGTATTCCGGCAGTAGTGCTGGCGGTTAACAATAACGCCATGTCATTCAGTGACCGCAGCGGGGGGATCTCACGTCGTCGGGTGATATTCAATTTTTCGGAAGTTGTACCGGAGAACGAACGCGATCCAATGCTGGCGGAAAAAATAGAAGGTGAGCTGGCGGTAGTGATTCGCCATCTGCTTACACGGTTTGCTGACCAGGACGAAGCCAGACGCCTGTTATATGAGCAGCAGAAATCTGAAGAAGCACTGGCGATAAAGCGAGAGGGGGATTCGCTGGTGGACTTCTGCGGCTATCTCATGGCGTCGGTAATGTGTGATGGCCTGTTAGTGGGTAATGCTGAAATTGTGCCATTCAGCCCACGCAGGTATCTCTATCATGCCTATCTGGCTTATATGAGGGCACATGGGTTTGGTAAACCTGTAACACTGACGCGCTTCGGTAAAGATATGCCGGGGGCAATGGCGGAATATGGCAGGGAGTATATGAAACGGAAAACGAAGCACGGTTTTCGTTCAAACGTGACACTGACGGAGGAATCAGAAGACTGGATGCCATCATGTGTATCGGTCACTAATGACGATAGTAAAAATTAAACTTATGGAATAACTGTTCACCACTGTTCACCCTGTCATAAATATCTTTTATATCAGTATATTATAGGGTGAACAGTTATTTATGAACTGTTCACCAAACTATTCACTGTTCACCTTTTTGATTGTTTATTGAGCTTCAAGGGTGAACAGTGGTGAACAGTTGGTGAATAGTTTTTGTGAAACTGTTCACCCCTTAACATTATGAATTAAAAGATAAAATATCAAAAGGTGAACAGGTGAAGGGTTAAAACGCAAAAATTTTAATTTACTGCTGTGAGATAAAGCCTATGACAGCGAAGCACACAAAAAAATCACAATCGCACGCCCTTGATTTGACGGAACACTGGTTAAGGGTGTCGATAAAAATCATCGACCGCAACGCCGGGGAAGGATATGCGAAAGCACATCCCGAACTGATAAGCGCATTCATGACAACGGCGGCGGCAAACTTTGCCACGATGACAGAACGGGAGATTGCCGAAGCGGAACAGGTGACAACCATCAACGTTAAAACCGGAGAGCAGACAGCATGACAGCACAGATAGCGGCTTACGGGCGGCTGGTGGCTGACCCGCAGTTAAAGACCACCAGCAAGGGTACACAAATGACGATGGCGAGTATGGCGGTCCCACTTCCGTGCAGCCAGGCAGATGACGGAACGGCGACGATGTGGTTATCCGTCCTGGCGTTTGGCAGACAGGCCGAAGCACTGGCAAAGCACCGCAAGGGTGAACTCCTGAGCGTGGCGGGTAACATGCAGGTGAGCCAGTGGACCGGACAGAACGGGGAGACGCGGCAGGGCTGGCAGGTTATCGCAGACAGCGTAATCAGTGCGAGAACGGCGCGACCGGGCGGCAAAAAAGGCCAACAGGGGCAGGCTACTGATGCACTGAGCAGAGCAAAACAACAGGCGGGAAATGATGATCCGTACGGGGATAACATACCGTTTTAAGCAACGAGTAACAGAAGCCGGAGCAATCCGGCTTTTTTATGGGTCCTCCCGGTGTAGTGACCTGCCACGGGGCGGGAGCGTCGCGGAAAAAGGCTGGTTTTTGCATTTTCATGGCGGCGGCAGCATGTGTGATAATTTATTGATAATTAAAAGTTATTTCTGTTTTCACCTGTACAATATTTTTTTCTCCCTGTCATTAGACCAGTTTGCAATTAATTGAAATATATAAATAAAGCTGTTTTTCACCTGCCAGGTGGAGTTGCCTGTGTCAAAACGTGTTCAGATGGCGGGATATTTATGCCGGATTTTCTCCGGCTTTTTTGTGTCTGAATCTCATTAATCTATTTTTATGATAGAAATATGTTTATCTACCACTTTTATCGATCAATAATGTGCACAGTTTAGTCAGTAAGAGGAAGTTACTGTGAGTTGTATTAATGACCTGAACACGGGCGATATCAGGGGGGGGTCCGTTCATCTGGATGCGCAGACCGTTATGCGCCTTAAGCAGTACAGGATCGACCATATAAATCATCATCCTGACAAACCATTACCAGGTGTGGCGCAGATTGTCAGACATGCCGTAAACACCTGGCTTAATCAGAATGGTTTTGCATCGGTGGGGGAATAATGAATCGCTGGTACACCATTAAGGCGGCGGATGTTCGTGGAGCGGCGGATATATCTATCTATGAGGAGATTGGCGGCTTCGGTGTTACTGCAAAGCAGTTCGCGGAAGACCTGAAAGCCCTTGGCGATGTTTCACATATCAATCTGAGGATCCATTCACCAGGTGGTGATGTGTTTGAAGGCATCGCCATCTATAACCTGCTACGGAATCATCCGGCAGACATTACGGTTTATATCGATGGTGTTGCGGCTTCAATGGCTTCGGTGGTCGCAATGGCTGGCGATCGTGTAGTGATGCCGGAGAACGCCATGATGATGATCCATAAACCGTGGGGGATCTCTGGCGGAAATGCTGGCGATATGCGTGATTATGCTGATTTGCTGGATAAGGTGGAAACCGTGTTAATCCCTGCTTATGCCAGAAAAACGGGCAAATCAGCACAGGAAATTACCGCCATGCTGGAGGATGAAACCTGGATGGATGGGAAAGAATGCCTTAAGCACGGTTTTGCTGATGAATTGTTGCCATCCGTCAGAGCAATGGCGCGAATTGAATCGAAACGCACAGGAGATTTTTTACATATGCCGGAAACCATTAAAGGAATGATTACACCGCCACAGGGAGCGGCAAATATTGCTGGTAATGAACAGAAGCGCATCAATGGAATAAGTGAAGTGTTTAGCCTGTTCGGCAGTCGTTACGACGGGATCAAAATGGCGTGTCTGGAAGATGCATCATGTACACCGGAAATGGCCCGTGAAAAGCTGTTGAACGAGCTGGGGCGCGAGTCCACGCCATCCAATAAAAATACCCCGCCTCATATCTATGCTGGAAACGGAAACATAACAGGTGATGCAATTCGTCAGGGGCTTTATTCCCGTCTTGGGTATGAACGGCCTGAACGAGGCAACCCTTACGCGATGATGAGTCTTTTTGAAATGGCCCAGGCATCACTGGTTGATCGTGGTATCACTGTGAGCGGTTTTATTAATCGCTCGCAGGTTGTTAATGCGGCTTTTACACACAGCAGCAGTGATTTTTCTCATATTCTGGCTGGTGGGGCTGAAAAATCTGTACTGAAAGGCTGGCAGGACAGCGGCGAAACGTTCCAGAAATGGACGCGTACCGGTTCGCTTTCAAACTTTCATGAAGCAAAGCGCGTTGGTCTGAATGGTTTTTCAAAGCTGGATAAAGTACCGGAAGGTGCGGAATATAAATACATCACCACCAGCGATAAAGGTGTACCTATTGCGCTGGCCACGTACGGGAATATATTTTCCGTTACCCGTCAGGCCATTATCAACGATGACCTGACCCAGTTAACTACAATCCCCATGGCGATGGGACGCGCAGCTGCCAGAACAGTTGGCAATCTGGTTTATCTCCTGTTAACCAGCAACGGCAAGTTTACGGATGGTAAAGCGTTATTCCATGCCGATCATAAAAATCTTATTGCGAAGGATATGGACATGGAGGGGCTTAACGAAGCCCGTAAGCTGATGCGCCTCCAGGAAGACGCTAACGGCGATTCGCTGAATATTACCCCTGCATTTGTCCTGGTCCCCGCCGCGCTGGAGTCTGCCGCACATCGCGCCATTCTGTCATCGTCATCACTCTTTCCGGTTGATGGCGTGGGCACTATCAATCAGAACCCCGGCATCATTAACGTGGTGAAAGATATGGCGGAGGTAATCGGTAAGCGTAAACTGACCGCCGTATGTAGCCATCAGACGAGAATTGGTAACTTAG